CCAGTTTGACGGGATCAGGCACGAGCTTCCACACGTGGTCGTTAACCGCGACGAGGAACTTGGAGCAGAAATAATAAGAGTCGTAAGTGTAAAATTTTGACTCCAAGTTGAAGATGTCAGCGCACATTCTGGATCTGTCGTGCTTCAAGTTGCGGCCTATCAACAATGAGTCATCTCCAGCGAAACAACCAAATTCCACGTCTCTCATGTCGAATAGAGACGCGACAACTCCCATCAGAACCACTGTGTTGCCGAAGAAGGTTGCCGCATCGCCTGATTTTCGTTGGTAGCAGACCTTCGCTGTGAACCGGTGGTCGTAATCTTTCAAGATTGAATCCTCGTGCATCTTGCGCCACAGGAATATCAAAAACTCGGGAATTCCCAATTTCCTGTACAGTCTCAATTCGAATTCAAACAGCAACTGACCCTGCGACTTGTCGTACTTAGATATGTCGATCTCCAAACTTTCCAGGGTTCTAGCCAGAGCCGGGGGCATGCAGACTGATATTTGGTCCGCGAAATCTTCTGGGGTGCACAACGTGAATATCTTGAACTTCGGGGACAAGGCGCACATAAGTCTTTCGGCTGCATGTCTAAAAACCGGGCAAAAGATAGCGTTCACGTCCTTGTCCTGGAAAGCGATAGTCTGAGCAGCCTTATATTCAGTGGTGGCCGTACCGTCCAACGCTGGCTTCACGCTGCGTTTGTTGGAAAATTTGTATTTGTTCATTTCCCTTTCCCATATCGGTGAAGTGATGTTGATATTCTTAAGTACGTCTTGGCCCTGACCTTTGGTCCATGCTTCTATAGACTTGGAAGACACGTTGATCGGGTTGTTCCGGCAATCCTCGAGGAATGTTTCTCCACCGTCGGGGAAAAACGCGTCTAAAAAGAGCTCCTCCATAGCGTCGACGGCCAACTCAATGTCAGTGACTGCTTGAAGCTCAGGTACGGCGTCGTTGCGTTTGTAGTACCCGAGAAAAGTTTCTCGGAGAGTCCTCTTTCTCATGGGCGCAATTGAAGTCCTGAGTTTAGGTACCATAGTTGGAATGGCGTTTCCGCAACCCACGTCGACGATTGTGGAAAAGGAGCAATTCGTGAGCTTTATGTCAAGGTCACTGTTATGTATGAAAGTCTGGTCATGAGTTTGGTCAACAAGCGACTCTCCCGGCAGCACTGAGTCAAACCAGTATTGCAGCTCTTCGACGCCCCCTGAACACTCGCGAGGCGCGGCTATGTCCCATTCCTTAGGTTCGTAAGTGAGAGGCAATTCGTTGAAATGGCCACAACCGCGTATCGTCGAAGGTCTCTTATTCGGGATATCGGGCAATGTGGTGGCTCTCTGGACTTGCAGTACGGTCGGCTCTTTCGAAATTATTCTCGATAGGGAATCGCAGAGTACAGGTGTGTAGTAATGTAGTTCCTCTCTGTGCCTGGTCATGGCGACCAACGCGTGTTCGTCCGACAGGAATATGGGTTCTTTCTCTTTGTGGTTGTCTCTGACCACGCAAATCTTGTCTCTGTCTTTGCCTTGAGCTTCATGCACGGTCAATACCGGTTTATATCCATAGGTCAACAACTTGATTTTATCTTCTTGAGTGAAGGTAAGGTACAAGTCGAAACCTGCCTTTGGCACAGCGGAGATGTTAGCTATTCTGTGAAGGAAGCATGACTTCAGGACTTTGGAAGCTGAGAAAAATTTACCGTCGTCGTAAAATGATGACAACCTTGCCGCCACGTCAGCTGGGCACCTGTACGAGGTTTCAAGCACCTCCACCACGTCGACAAAATCCGGCTTGTGCATCCTGAGAGGTACTCCGGCCACCCTGTTGATGAACGGTATTTGTGACCTGTCGCCTAACAACCTGCAAGTCTTGCACTTGGTCAAGGCGCAGATGATAGGAACAACGCCTGCATGTTGCATCAGGGCTTCATCTATCCACACTCTTTTAAACTCTTTACCTGCTCTGTTGATGAGATAAGAGTCTATGGTGGAGTACTGAGCATTCGTGACGAAACATCCCATCTGTTCGGCTCTGTACCGCATATCGGCGGCAGCTTCCCTGGTGGCCGTCAACACCAGATCACCCAACTCCGTGATAACAGTCCTCTTCTTCTTTCCCGTCTGAATTTCCTTGGTCTTTGACGGGATGTGATTGCGTAAAATATAGGTCGTTTTACCACACCCGGGAACCCCTTGAACTAGACCTACGTCAGGCATGCGGAAAGTTCTCCAGTCTATGCCGCTGATAGATTTGTAGATTCTTGGTTCAAGCATTAAAGCCATGTCCTTGGAAACCAGCAAGAACTCTTTGTCACTGGCAAATTTCGGAGCCCTATCTGGACATTCGGAAGGGCCGCGCTCTTTTTCGTTAACGTCTTCGTCTTCTCCGTCGTCCTCCTCGACGATTCTCTCTACGAATTTCTCGCCGTCAAAGGCGTAAGACCATTCCAAATCGAATGGTGGTTTGTTTAGCCAGAGAGAATGCTTATTGTCCAGGATACCAATCTGTTTGGATTTAGACTTCTTGACAAGTTTATCCCTGACTGCGGGTAAGTTCAAGTTGGACATGCACCCGTTCATCATGTTCTTGTATGTGTTCTCTAGGAAGGCCAATTTAACCCGGAGGTATTCAGTATACTCCAACGCAGAATTTATTGCGTCTCGCAATTTCGGGTTGTCTTCATTAGCAACGACCTTGGGTTTGAAAGTCCTGAACATATATTTCTCAAAAGGTGCTAGGCCATCATAAGCGTCTTTAATGTCTCCCTCCCTTTCGACGATCGCTCTGGCGGCGATGGTATTGTCAGTATTCACAACTTTTTCGGGAATCATGAGAGGGATCTTTCCATTGTCGTCAGAGTGCTTGGGCCTGTCTTTCTCTTTCTTTTGCCGAACTTCCGGTTCACTGGGGTCTTTCTCTTTGCCGTCCCGACTTTCCGGTGCACCATGTGAGTTACCGGTGTCTGATGATGCTAAATGTTCAAAGTAGTCAAAGTGCAATGCCGTGTGCACCAAGCAAACATGCTTTTTAGGGCTGTTCGGGGAGACCAATCTGGGCTTGAATTCGTATCTACCCACCTTTTCTTCATGGACACACAAAGTCACGGCGAACGTGTCTGACACGAATTGCATCACAGTCTGATCTGCAAAAACCGGTTTCTCTAATGACTGAAAGTGATGATTCAGTATGTCTCTGGCTTCATCCGGCACGTTCCTGTTACTGGAGAGCATGGTTCCCAGAAGAACTTTCAACTCATTCGGAGAATCAAATTCCGAAAAGTGTTTGTCCATCAGCAAGCTATGATAAAAGCAATTCCCGTCTCCTTTAGCACTGCGTGTTTTTCCCGTACACTTGCAGGGACCCTTGATCCACTCAGGTACAGCATAGTTACCGTCAAACCTCTCATGCAAAACGGCAGCACCTGTACCGTTTATCACAGGCAATGCTTCGGAATGATCTTCAGCGCTCTTCTTTGTATCAGTAATGCCCTTAATAGCTTCTTCACTGGTATCACTGGGACTGGATGGTATGTCGCTTTCGAGCGGGCAGTTCTCAGATCTCTCACCTGTCGCGTATTCGCAGCCGGCGATCACGTCGTCGCTTATGTCCCCGGAGGATTTCGTGCTCTTTGCGGAATCCGTTTCCGGCATTGGGTACCAGCAAATGGATAGAACGCGACTTGTCGAAGGTTTAGGTTCTTCGGGATCCGCTTGCTTAACTTCCTTGGCGCCCGCTATATAGTATTTTATCTTTGGACCCGGTTCGTCGCCCGTGGAAACGAAGCTCGCTCCTACTGTTCGTTTTTCCCTTTTTATCAATTGTGTCCTCAAGACGACGTCTCTGCCTCCCAAAAGCACTTCTTCTGCATACCTCTTCGGGCCGCAAGGGGAAAATTCAAACTTATTGTCTCTCACGTGCAACAGGTAATGATGTAGGCTCGCCCGGGGTTTCTTTTTATCATTTTGCAACCACGCTACCAATCTCAGCACGTCGTCTGCAACGAGCACGGGCACATCGAGAGGTTCGGGCTTCTGAGCGTTGGTCACAACGTACCCGCTTT